GATAATGGATCATCAGGCATTTCTACTACAGGTAATGCTTCTCTGGATGAACCTACATTTACTGATCTAGAACCATCGAAAGCAGGTACAAGTGGTGATGGATATCTTTGGAAGTACTTATTTACAGTTTCTCCAAGTGATATTATAAAATTTGATTCAACTGATTTCATATCTGTTTCAAATAGTTGGTCATCTTCAACTGACTCTCAAATAGCAGCAGTAAGAGATAATGGGGACTCAGATGTAAATAATAATCAGATCAAAAAGGTTTATATTGATAATCAGGGTGTTGGTTATGCAAATGGAACTGGTCAAGAAGTCAATATTTTAGGTGATGGAACTGGTGGTAAAGTAGTTGTTGATGTTGTGAATGGTAAAGTTACCAATGCAGTTGTTTCTGCTGGTGGTAAGGGATACACATATGGTATGGTTGATTTGGGTGCTATTGGTAATACAAGTGCATCCACAAAAGCAAGTTTGATACCAATCATTCCACCATCAAAAGGTCATGGTAGTGATATCTACAAAGAACTAGGATCTGATAGAGTCTTAGTGTTTGCAAGATTTGATACATCGACGACTAATGATTTTCCTGTAAATACTAGTTTTTCACAAATTGGTATTCTTAAGAACCCAACATCTATTGGTTCAACATCAACATTTACTGATCCTACATTTTCATCTGTTGGTGCTTTGAAGTTTACAACCACTACTGGAACCCCAACTATAGGTAATTCAGTAACTCAGGTTGTAACTGGAGGAACCGCAAAGGGTTTTGTTGCTGCATATGATGTAGATACTAAAGTATTGAAATTTGTTCAAGACAGATCTAATGTTTTAAATCAAACATCATTTGATACTACAGATTATGTTGGAGTATCTACTTTCGCTAAGGTTCATGCCTTTGCATCTAATACCAACCAAGTAAATTCAAGTGGATTTACTGGATCTATAGATACTGGATTCACTGGTGTTAGTACAAACCCAACTGGAACCAAATTAATATCATTGGATACCCAGTTCACACAAGGGGTGTCTAATCCTGAGATAAATAAAAAGTCAGGAGATATAGTATATCTTGATAATCGTCCACTGATTACAAGAAATGCCAGACAAAAAGAAGACGTTAAAATCATCCTAGAATTCTAAAAAATGCCACAAAAAACGAATTTAAATATAAACCCATTTTTTGACGATTTCGATAAGGATGATAATTTCTATCGTGTGTTGTTTAAACCTGGTTTCCCAATCCAAGCAAGAGAATTAACACAATTACAATCAATATTACAGAATCAAGTAGAATCTTTCGGTAGTCATATGTTTAAAGAGGGATCAATGGTGATTCCTGGCAATATTAATTACAATGACGCATATAGTGCAGTAAAAATAAACTCTGATCATTTAGGTATTGATGTAACTGTATATACAAAACAATTGCATGGTAAAAAGTTAAGAGGTCAATCATCTGGCGTTGTGGCTGTTGTTGATGACTGTTTCTTCCCAACAGATGGTGCTGAGTATACTGATGTTACATTATATGTAAATTATGTAACATCGGGAACAGACAATGAAGTATCTAGTTTTGAAGATGGAGAGATATTAATATTAGAAAATACTATTACTTATGGTAATACAACAATTACTTCAGGTGAAACAGTAGCATCTTTGATAAGTGAAAATGCTACAGCGACTTCATCAATAGTCTCTGTAGGTCAAGGTGTATTTTTTGTTAGAGGAACTTTTGTAAATGTTGAAAAAAGTGGTATAATCTTAGATCCATACACCAATACACCATCATATCGAGTTGGTCTCACAATTTTGGAAGAAATTGTATCAGCCAAAGATGACAAATCACTGTATGATAACGCTAAAGGATTTTCAAACTACGCTGCACCTGGTGCTGATAGATTAAAAATTTCGGCAACATTATCTAAAAAAGCACTTAACGATTATGATGATAAAACTTTTATTGAACTTGTAAGAATTGATAATGGAGAAATTAAAAAGTTACAAAATAAATCAGAGTACAATTTAATTAGGGATTACTTTGCGAAGAGAACATTTGATGAGTCTGGAAATTATGCCTTAGAAAATTTTGAGGTAGAAATAAACGAATCTTTAAATGATAGACAATCTAATGAGGGTGTATATTTTGAAGGGCAACAGACAGAGCAGGGGAATACACCATCAGAGGATTTAATGTCTGTAAAAGTATCTGCTGGAACTGCGTATGTTAAAGGTTACGACATTGATAAGGCAAGCACTATTATAGATGTAGAAAAACCAAGAGATATCTTAAAAATTGATAATACTCAAGTTCCTTTTGAATTTGGTACAAAATTTAAATTAAACAATGTCAGTGGAACTCCACAGGTAGGAGCAGCAACCACTTTTACAGTTGGATTGTATGATAAGAGAAGAACAAGTGCGTTAACTCCCCCAACCTCTACAACACAAATAGGTGAAGCAAGAGTATACATGCATAATTTATCCGATGCAACTTACTCAAATGCATCTACGGAACATGATCTATATGTGTTTGATGTGCAGACATTTGTAAATCTAACTGTAAATACAGCATTAAGTCCTTTACAATGTCCAGCAGCATCTTTTGTTAAAGGTAAAAGTAGTGGAGCAACTGGATTTGTTCAAACCACAGTTAGTAATACAACAGCAGTTACACTAACTCAAACATCAGGTACTTTTGTAACTGGTGAACAAATAATAATAAATGGTGATGAATCAATTGTAAGATCAATACAATCATTAAAAACAAATAGTATTCGTGATGTAAAATCAGTTTATCAAGGAACAAGTGGGGTAACTGGATTTGTTGTTAATTTCATAGGAGACGTTGTTTTACAAAAAACATCAGTATCAGGTATAGGAGTTGCTGATCAAGTTCAAATTGCTACTAACGGTGTTATAACAGGTAAATCTACGGTCATCTCCAGTTTAAAAGTTGGTGATATTATTAAATATCCAGTTGCTGGTCAAGCGGTTGATAGTTTTAATCGTATTGAAAGTGTAGGTGTGACAACTGCAAAAGTTGAAGCAGTTACAGATATAAGTGGAGTATGTGAAGGAGGACTACCTTCAGCAGCAATTCAGACGAATGTAATAGTTGGATCACCTATAGTATCAGAGAGTGGTGGATTATATGCACCTGTGGGAAGTGATAATGTGTCTTCAGTTAATCTTGGATCTTCAAATTTGATAGTATCAAAACAAGTAACTGGGCAGACAACCAATTCAGTTACAGGTGCATTAAGTATACCTATCACCAATGCAAGTATCGGATTGACTAGTTCTTTATTTGAAACATTTGATGCCGAAAGATATTATGTTGCTTATAGTGATGGTTCAATTGAAGACTTAACATCAGATCAAGTAACCCTTGGTTCTGGTGGTGCAACAGTGGAATTTACTGGACTAACAGCAGGTGCATCAAACGTTGTTGTAAATGTTACTGCTAAAAAAATAGGTGTTACAAGTAAGAAAAAGGAACTAATTAGAAGTGAAAAACTCACAGTTAGTGGTACAGTATCTGCTGCATCAACTGCATCAAGTGGACTTACAACAAGCACATACTTGGGTTTAAGAGTTCAAGATGATGTTATATCATTGAATTTACCAGATGTTGTAAATGTTATCGCTGTTTATGAATCTTTAGATTCCTCGGCACCTACTTTAGACTCAATAACATTACCTGCAGGTTTAAATCTTGATACATCTTCCATATTAGGTGAAAAAATTGTAGGATCCTCTAGTGGTGCTCTTGCACAAGTAGTAACGAGATCATCAGCAACAAAAGTTGAGATAGTATATTTAAATTCATCTAAATTTGTAGTTGGGGAAATATGTACATTTGAAGAGTCTAGTATAACTTCAGTGATTCAAGTTGTAAGTAAAGGAAATTTCCAAGATGTAACATCCAACTATGATTTGGATAAAGGTCAAAGAGATCAATTCTACGATTATTCTCGCATACAGAGAACCAATGAATACATACCTTCAAGACAATTGCTTATTATATTCAATTATTTTGAAGTTCCAAGCAGCGATACTGGAGATGTATTTACTGTTGAATCATATCCATCACAATCATTTAAATCAGATATACCTGACACTGAATCTGGTGTAAGAATTTCAGATACTTTAGATTTTAGACCAAGAGTTGGTAGATTTAATGCAACAAACACTTCGCCATTTTCTTTCTCAAGTAGAGATTTTTCAGCGACAACAAACCCTAGTCTTACAGTAACACCTCAAGAAAGTTCACTAATCGGATATGAGCATTATCTGCCAAGAATTGATAGAGTAACTTTAGGTAAAGATGGTGTGATGAGTGTGATAAAGGGTGTATCATCAGTGGATCCCAAGGAGCCAGGTGGTGTAGATGAGTCTATGCATTTAGCGACAATCAGTCTTCCTGCTTATCTTTATGACGTAAAAGATGCCTTTATTAGAGCAGTAGATAATAGACGATATACTATGAGAGATATTGGTAATCTTGAAGATAGAATAGAAACCCTTGAAGAAGTTACATCACTTTCGTTACTAGAACTTGATACAAAAACTTTCCAAGTTAGAGATGTTGATAATTTAGATAGATTTAAATCTGGATTTTTTGTCGATGATTTTAGAGATACGCAACGTCAGGATGATACTTCAAAAGGTGCTACAATTACAGGTCGTGGAGAATTTACAAGTGCTATTGATTTCTATACAGTAGCTCCTGAACCTGCTCTAGAACCATCTATTAATGTTGATACTGCAGATTTCAATGCTAATCTTGAATTATTAGATTCTAATGTACAAAAAACAGGTAATCATGTTACTTTAAAGTATACAGAAAACGATTGGATTACTCAACCATTAGCATCAAGAGTTGAGAATGTAAACCCATTCAATATGATTGAGTTTATTGGAAATATAACTTTAAATCCAGCATCAGATTCTTGGACAAGAACCATAGTAACACAGGGTAGTGGTGTAAGAACTGTTATAGGTAGACCAATAATTAGCAGAAACCCACCAGCAGCTCCTATTGGACAACTACCAGGTCAAACTCAACTATCTATGGGTGGAAGAACAAGATTTGTCGGTAATATTTTAGAGAGATCATTCATTGAAACCATACAAGGTCCGATTGTTCCTGATACTCACATAAGATCAAGAAACGTTGCTTTCAATGCGAGTAGTTTAAGACCATTACAGAGACATTATGCGTTCTTTGATAATACTAGTGGAATTGATATTATTCCAAAATTGACTGAAATATCTATGACCTCTGGATCATTTGTTATAGGTGAAACAGTTAAAGGTTTTCTTAATGGTTCACATTTATTCAGTGCTAGAGTATATGCACCAAATCATAAGAATGGTCCTGGTGCTAGTCCAACAACAACTTATAGTTTGAATCCATATGATAGAAGTGTTGAACTGCCATCAGTGTATTCATCATCTTCCACAATATTAAATATTGATATTAGTTCTTTAGTTGATGAAGTATTGGGTAAATATTTTGGATTTGTGACTGAAGGTATGACTTTACTTGGCGAGTCAAGTGGGTCACAAGCAACTGTTACAAGTATTAAATTAATACCTGATACTTTTGGTGATCTTAGTGGATCATTATTTTTTAGAGATCCATTCACTGATCCATTACCACCATTAAGATTTACTGTTGGAACGAAAACATTTAAACTTACATCAAGCAGCACAAATGCTACTCCGTTAAAGGGAAGTTTGTTAATTAGTAGTGGTGAGACAACATATGAAGCAAGTGGTTTGATAGATTCGTTACAGAGACAGAGAGTAAACGTTTTTAGACCTGTATTCAGAAGAAGGAGAGGTGGTAAAAAAGATCCTTTAGCACAATCATTTACTGTTGATGAGACAGGAGCATTTCTCACTGCGGTTGATTTATTCTTTGCAAATGTTGACCCAGCTGAAAAAGTTACTGTCCAATTAAGGACTGTAGAATTGGGTACTCCTACAGAATTTTTAGCAGCAAATCATGCTGAGGTTGTATTAGAACCATCTCAGATTACAACATCCACAGATGCCACGATTGCAACAAAGGTGCAATTCCCATCACCAATATTCCTTGAAACTGATAGGGAATATGCAATTGTAGTTCTGGCACCAACATCAAATCTATATGAAATGTGGGTTGCTCGTATGGGTGAGAAAACTGTTAATACGACTACATTACCTGATGCTGAAAGTGTTCTTGTAACTAAACAATATGTTGGTGGTAGTTTATTTAAATCACAAAATGGAACTATTTGGACTGCTAGTCAGTTTGAAGATATGAAGTTTAAACTTTATAAGTGTAATTTTTCTACAGAACCAGGAACTGCGTTTTTCTATAATCCCAAACAAGAACTTGATAGTGCTTCATCCGAATTAAGATCAGATCCAATCAAGACTTTACCACGTAAATTAAAGGTTGTTATAAGTAACACTACTGTGATGAATAGCATTTTAATTTCAGGTGCTAAAGTTAGTGACGAAACTGCGTCAACAGCAATTTCTGGTATTATTGAACAAGCAGGTGGAACTGCCAACGCAATGACTAAAACTAATGTTGGTGTTGGTTATTCACAAGGTACTTACGCTGCTGTTCCTTTATATAATATTACTGGATCTGGAACTAATGCTACAGCGACTATAGTAATTAATGCTCAGGGTACAATTAATGCTGATCCATCAAGCATTAGTGGTGGATCGGGTTATGTAATCGGTGATGTATTAGGTTTAACAACCAGTACAATGGTTAAGGGATCTGGTGCACAAATAACCGTCACAGGTTTATCGAATAGAAACACACTTTATCTAACAAATGTACAAGGCACAGAATTTACTACGGGTCGTCCTCTGGTTGTATACAATGGTAGCAGTGCTGTGGCTATGGCTGGTACTAATATTACAAGCTCAGATGCTATAAATGATCTGTATGCTGGTGATGTAATTGAAGTATCTCAACCTAGTCATGGTATGCATGCTGATACTAATGTTGTTAAATTATCTGGTATTGAACCTAATACAGTACCAACTACAATTTCAACTGCATTGGGTATTAATGATGTAAGCGTATCAGTTGCTGATACAACAATTTTTGGAACTCAAGAGGGAATCTCGACAGGTGCAGGATATGCACAAGTAAATGGAGAAATAATTTATTATTCATCCATAACTGCAGGAGTATCACCTGCAGGAACTCTAGGAATAGGTTCTAGAGGTGTTGACTCAATTCAACAAGCACATTTAGTTAATACTCAAATATTCCCATACGAATTAAATGGTATTGGTTTGCATAGAATCAATAATCAAACACATTCACTTCCAAATAGCACTTTATTAAAATCAGAGAGAGATCTTGATAAGTATCATATTCAGATACTTAGGGGTGATGTTACAAATCCTGATGAGATACCAAGTTTCACAGATGAAAATCAGATTGGTGGTTCTAATGCAAGAGGATCACGAAATATACAATTTAATAGAGTTACACCAGTATTTGATATAATGACACCTGGTGAAGGTTCAACTGTATCTGGAACTATAAGAACAGTATCAGGAACAAGTTCAGGTGGATCTGAAATTTCATTCATAGATCAGGGATTTGAGAGTATCGCCATAAACAACGATACTAATCTAACGACTCCTAGAATTATCGCATCCGATATAAATGAGACCACTAGATTGACTGGATTACCAAAAAATAAATCACTCACACTTGGTTTAACTTTAACAACATCAGATAGTAATCTATCTCCTATGGTTAATATAGTAGATAACGCTGCTATAGTTTTAGGTAGAAATGCGTTAAATAATCCTATTAAAAATTATGCATTTGATGGTAGAGTTAATCTTTCATCAGAGGATCCTCATACCTCAAATTATGTTACTCAAAACATTACTTTAGATCAACCAGCCACATCTCTAAAAGTGTTAGTTGGTGCTTTTAGAGATTCTTCTGCAGATTTTAGGGTTTTATACAAACTGTTCCGCACTGATTCAAGTAATGTTGAACAAACATTTGAACTATTTCCTGGTTTTGATAATATGACTGATACTGATGGTGATGGATTTGGTGATAAAATTATTAACCCAAATAATAATAGTGGAAGACCAGATTCTAATGTTCCAGCAAGCACTAATGACCAATTCTTTGATTATCAATTTAGTATTGATGAACTTGAGCAGTTTAATGGATTCCAGATCAAAATTGTTATGAGTGGAACAAATGAAGCAAGATCACCAAGATTTAGAGATCTAAGAGTTATAGCATTAGCATGATCTTCTTCTCATTTATAATTTCGTTATTTGCAAATCACTTACCAGTGATGTATGTTCAAGTACCTCAGTGGGCAGATGATTGGGCAGTATGTGCGGTAGATATTCCTGATGCAAAATGTCATTGGTACATTATGTCTCCAGATAATACCTTCGGAGAAGGATTTGATTGGGAAAATGCACCTTGGTTTGATGCAAATGGACTGAATGATATTGCACCTATGCAAGCAAAAACTGTAGTTGAAACTCTACAGGAACAATCATGAAGTATCCAGTTCCTTTGAGTCTTATACCAAAATTATTTTGGATTTCCATAGGTACAGCAATAACACTA